AGTAATGCTGTTCGGTATGAACGCAGCTCCTGCAATGCCTGACGGCACTCCAGTTAGCTACGATCAAGGCGGTACACTGTACATCACTCGTTTTATCTACCAAATCTATGGCTTGGCTTATGCTTTGACCAAAGTTTTGATGGAAGACGGCGATCACATCCGTATCGGCAGCACATTTGCAAAACACTTGGCCTCATCTATGATTGAGACAAAAGAAACATTGTGCGCGAACCTCTTGAACTTTGCGTTTACCGCTGGTTATGTTGGCGGTGATGGCGTTATTTTGAATAGCGCTTCACACCCAATCGCTAACGGCCAAACATTCAGCAACGTTTTGAGCACCGCAGCTTCATTGTCACAAACTTCAGTTGAGCAGATGCTCATTCAGATCCGTTCAGCCGTTGACAACAACGGTAAGCGTATCCGTTTGAAAGCTGAGCAATTGATTGTTCCACCAGCACTCGAGTTCCAAGCTGAGGTTATCCTCAAATCTGTTCTCCGTTCTGGTACAGCTGACAACGATCTGAACCCAATCAAGTCTACAGGTATGCTTCCTAAGGGTACACACGTTGTAACCCGTTTGAGCTCCTCTAAGGCTTGGTGGATCCAGACTGATGCTGAAAACGGCTTGATGCTCGTAATGCGTCGTCCAATGGAGAAATCCATGGAAGGCGATTTCGAGACAGACAGCATGCGTTATAAGGCCACTGAGCGTTATGCTACAGGCTGGCACGATGCACGTAACGTTTACGGTACAGCTGGTTTGTAATCCAAACCCTCGCAGTAACAAAAAAGCCACCCACAAGGTGGCTTTTTTGCTTTTAAGGGCGGTTTATAGTGTTTGTTTGCATTATTATATATAAGGAAGATTAATCCCATTCTGATTACCGAAACTTCCCGGTAAGACGCCTCAGAGACAGCTTGGGATACCCACTGAGATAAGGAAACATTCAAAATGTCATCTACATTTACCCAACCAATTCGCGTATTCAAGCGCAACAACCCAACTAACGACGGTACAATCGCTCCAGACAACACTGGTGCCGTAGTACTTACACAGCAACAGTTTGCAGCTGATATTACAGCTACTACTGCCTCTGCTACCACATTGTCAACATTTAAAGTTGGATCTACAACTGCAACTCAGTTTACAATCCCAGCTGGCGCACAAATTGCCAACATTTTCCTCTACGAAACAACTGCTCCTTCAGCATTAACCGGCGGTGTTATTACTGTTAGCGTTGGTGGTACAGCTGTCGGTACATTGACACCAACAACTTCTGGTGGTCAAATTGCTATTTCTTTCACAACATCTGCAGCTGTTGGCGCATTGTTAAACAACGTTGGTACTTCAGACGTTGCAGTTACATTTAGCCAAGCAACTATCAGCGCTATCACTGGCACATTGTCACAGACTTTCGCTGTAGTTTACACAGCACGTAACATTGATGGTTCTATCACTCCAGTTGGTTCAGGCTACACTAACTCTTAATTGAAGTCTTTGTAATACCTAGCTTCACTTCAATTTAATTCACAAAAACTAGGAATTTAAAATGGCTCAATTAGTAGTCTACAACACACCCGATACTAAGAACAACAACCAGATTAGGACGCAGACATCAGCGATGTCTGCTGCCTATGATCCAGTTGATAAGTTACGTGTATCGACACCTCAGGCATTAATTGATACCGACTTTGAATACGGGACTCAGCCAACCAAATGGGAAACCATTGCGTTGCAGCAGTCCCGCCAAGCGGTATATTACATTGCGCAATCTCCACGCACAATTACCACTGTAACTACTAACGCAACAACTTCAGTAGTTATTAATATGGCCGATACCACTGGTTTCTCAGTCGGTACTCCAATTTATGTACAAAACTCGCTAGACCCAGTAGCAAACGGTTGGTATTTAGTATCAGCTGTTTCTACTAACGTTAGCGTAACATACACACTTCCTGCTGCCACAACAACATCTGGCAATCAATACAATGCAACTGCCACTTATGTTTATCTTGGCTATTTTTATACCAACTGCGGTATTCAATTAGCTACTAGCGCATTTGTAACTTCTACAAACACTGTTACTGTAACTACTGTAAACCCGCACGGTTTATCAGTAGGTTCTTATGTGTATGTAGTAGGCACAACTGGCGGTACAAACGTAAACGGTGCTTGGGTTGTTGCAACAACACCAACAGCAAACACATTTACCTACACATCAACAGGCGCAACTGGCACTGTAACTAACTCAGCCGGAACCACAAACTTATATGCACGTCCATCCGGATATGTTGAGCCACGTGCGTTTGATGGCGGTGTAGCATTCTCCGCTGGCGCTGCAGTTCCAAACCAACAATTGATTCGCCAAACACGTCGTTACTTCCGTTACCAGTCTGGTAAAGGCATCCAGTTCTCCACTGGTACTTGCATGAAGCCTTCGATTTTTAATACATCGTTATCAGCTTCAAGCACTGCAGTTGGCGCAACAATTACTGTTACAACTCGTTATCCACACAACTTAACTGTTGGTACAACAATTACTGTATCCGGTGTGGATCAAACTGGCTATAACGGCACATATCTTATTGCCACAACCCCATCACTTGTTACATTTACATACGTAGCAACAACCGCACCAAGCGCAACAACTGCAACTGGTACAATCATTAAGATTAGCCCACAAACTTGGTATGGTTCAAGCAACCGTGTTGGTTTCTTTGACCAACAAAATGGTATGTTCTTTGAATATGACGGCACAACTTTGTACGCTGTGTGGCGTAACTCTGTAAACCAATTAAATGGTACTGTATCTGTAACTCAAGGTTCATCTGCTGTTACTGGCTCAGGCACCCAGTTTTCATCACAATTAAAACCAAACGATTACATTGTTATTCGGGGTCAGTCTTATAAAGTGTTAACAATTGCATCTGATACATCGTTATATATTAGCCCAGAATACCGTGGAATTACGATTGCCAATGCTGTAGTATCCAAAACAATTGATACTAAAGTTCCACAATCTCAATGGTATGATCCATGTGATGGAACAGGCCCATCTGGTTACAATCTTGATTTGACCAGAACACAGATGTGGTATATTGACTATTCATGGTACGGTGCTGGCGTAATTCGTTGGGGCTTTAGAGCACAAAACGGCGCAGTTACTTATGTTTATGCACAGCAAAACAATAACGTTCGTTATGAAGCGTATATGCGTTCTGGTAACATGGGCGCGCACTATGAGTCTAATGGCCAATTGCCTGCAACATATTTGACAGCAACTTTATCAAATACAGAAACAAATACTATTAACGTAGCTGACACAACAGGCTTTAACCCAACTGGCGGTACTATTAAAGTCACTACAGCATCTCAAACTGGCGCTGTTGAGTATATTAAATATACTGGCAAAACTTCTACTACATTGACTGGCCTAACCCGCGCTCAAACTGGTGGTAGTGCTGCTACAACATTTACATACTCAGCAACAGCACCGATTGCAGTTGAATACGCAGCACCAGATAGCGTGGCATCATTGTCACACTGGGGTTCTTCTGTTATTATGGACGGTCAGTTTAACGACGATAAGTCTTTGGTGTTCAACTATGGTATGACCACAGCGTTGACAACAACATCCACAACACCAGTTCCAATCTTGGCAATTCGTATTGCGCCATCAGTAGATAACGGAACAACTGGTGTATTGGGAAGCAAAGAAATTATTAACCGCATGCAGTTGCAGTTATCTGAATTGCAGTTGTTTACCACCGGTACAACTGGTTACTTGATTAACTTGGTGTTAAATGGTTATATCACTGGAACTTTCTCTGGTAACTCTGGTAACTTTGTACCACCAACATCAACTCAATCACCAACAACATCATCGTTAGCTCAGGTTAACTTTAATACAACAAACTCTGTTACAATCAGTGGTGGTGAATCAGTTGCTGGTGTTTATACTGCAGTATCCGGTCCTACAACCATTGACTTATCACAAGTTCGTGACTTAGGTAACTCGATCCTTGGTGGTGGCCCAACTAACGCAATTCCAACAAGCCAAGCTGGTTTTTATCCAGACGGTCCAGATATTTTGTACGTTGTTGCGGTTCCGTTGCAAACAACCTCTGCAACCATTCAGGCTCGTATTTCTTGGAAGGAAGCTCAGGCCTAAAATGCCTGTATATTTAGATACACGCGGCAACTCTGTCCTGTCTGTAGCGATCTGTGATCGCTGCAGCAGGAAGTTTGCTTATGTGGATCTAATGCCAGATCCAAACTTCCCAGGCATGCGTGTTTGCAAAGATGACTTGGATAATTTTGATCCATGGCGTTTACCTGCAATCCAAACAGAAAACATTGCGCTACGATTCCCAAGGCCAGACCAAGATATTGCAAGAAGAGACAGCCAGTTGCTTACTGAAGGCAACCCTAACGGCGCTGGAGATTCCTTGTTTATCGAGGGCGATCCACCTGTAAGCGGACTGCCGGGCGACGTAGCAATTTAATAAGAGACCATAATGGCAGATCGTTCAATATCACAATTACAGGTTGCTAATTCACTTTCGGGTGATGAGGTAACTGTTATTGTACAAAACGGTGTTACCAAGCAAGTCCAAGTTGGTTTGTTTACCAACGCTGGTGCTGTTAACTATCAAGGCACTTGGAACGCAACAACCAACACACCAACACTGGCGTCTAGCGTCGGCACAGACGGATACTTTTATGTTGTGTCTGTTGCTGGTACAACAACTTTAGACGGTTTAAATAACTGGGCAGTTGGTGACTGGGTTGTGTTTAACGGCACAGCTTGGAATAAGGTATTTGGTGGCAATAAACTACCTAATTCGGCGTTAACCAACTCCAGCGTTACATTAGGGTCATCTTCTGTTTCATTAGGCGGCACATTGACCACTCCTACAGGACTAACACTAAGCGGCGCAACGAATACGTTTAGTAATATTCCTAACACTGCAATTACTGGCCTTGGCACAATGTCAACCCAGAATGCAAGCTCGGTGGCAATCACTGGCGGCACAATCGCAGGAACAGACTTAAATACAACCGTTACTAATTTAAGTAACTTGGTTAATTCACATACAACATTAATTTGGATGGACATGTAAATGGCATATCAAACGGTCACACCAGTACAATTAGGACAGGCGGTAGCCAGTACATCAGCGTCAACACTTTATACAGTGCCAAGCTCAACTCGTACATACATTAAAAATATTGATATTGTAAACACCAGTGCAGCCACAGCTACATTTGACATTTATTTAGTGCCATCCGCTGGTACAGCTGGTGTTGGTAATGCTTTGTTTTATCAACAAACTGTACAACCAAAGGCCAACATTCAGTGGCAGGGTTCGCAGATTTTAAACACTGGCGGAACAATTCAGATCAAGGCATCTGCAGCCACAACGTTTACAATTACCGCAAGTGGAGGTGAAGCAGTATGATTATTAGCTCACCAAACATAGTACTGCCAAATAACGAATCAGCACCCGGTTTACCGGCGTTTACCCAAGTAGCCCGTGGCTTAGTTACCGGCGCAACTAGCGTAAACCTCAGTGGCTATCAGGCTTCTGTTGGCACATCATTTATCCCACTTTGGGAAAACGCCACAGCTTACACCTATCCGGTGTCTGCAACAACTATGTTGCTTTACAGCTCATCAGCCTCTGACACAGCGGTGTCTGTGCTGATTAGTGGCCTTGATGCAAGTTACAATCCAATCTCTGAGACTTTGGTATGCACTGGAACAGCTGGTGTTACCAGCGTTAATAGTTACCTGCGCATTAATGGTTTGACTATCACCGGCGCCAATAACGCTGTGGGTAACATCATTTTGTCAAACGCCGGTAAAACTGTAACTTATGCACAGATTACCGCTGGTGTCGGAAAAAGCCAAGCCTGTATTTATACGGTGCCAAACGGCTACACATTTTATTTGTTAAGGTCCAATTTTTATACAAACCAAATTGGCACGACAACAACAGCCTACGCAACATATCGTGTTTACACATCTTTAAACGGTATTCAGCAGGTTTTGTTAACAGCACCATTTTCAAACAACTATTCAGCGTTGCGTGTTGTCCCGCGAGCGTACGCGGCCAAGACAGACATTCAGTGGCAGTTTAATACTCCAACAGGTACTGCGGCAATTGGCGGTACTGTTGAGGGAATCCTATTAGCTTCTACGGCGTCATAATATGGCACAGACTAATTATACACCCATAGCGCTGTATTATAGTACTACAGCTTCTGCAACACCGTTGGCTGGTAATTTGGTTAACGGTGAGTTGGCTATTAACATTACCGACGGTAAGTTATACTACAAAGATAACACCGGAACTGTTCAGTTAATTGCCAATAAAGCAACGCTAACCAGCGTTGATACTTTGAGCTTTGGCTCAACTGGCTTAACACCTTCAACAGCAACAACCGGCAACATTACGGTTGGTGGCACATTAGTTGCAGGAAGCGGCGGTACAGGATTATCTAGCTATACAGCCGGTGATCTGTTATATTACACCTCTGGTACAACGCTAAGTAAATTAGCTATTGGTGCTAGTAGTTATGTGTTAACCAGTAACGGCACAGCGCCTCAATGGTCTGCTGTAAGTGGTGTTGCAGTATCGACTATTAGCTTTGGAACAACAGGTTTAACCCCAAATACTGCCACTGGCGGTGCGGTAACAGTAGCAGGAACTTTAGCATTAGCAAACGGCGGTACAGGCGCAACAACCGTAGCTGGAGCACAAACCAATTTAAACGTAGACCCTGCCGGAACCGCTGTGGCGATGGCAATCGCATTAGGATAAAACATGGCAACAAATACTTTTACACGATATGTCGCTAAAAACGTAGGCACCTCGGCATCAACCTTGGTCACTGCGGCGGCTTCTACCCAGACTACTGTTATTGGTTTAACTGTGGCAAACACCACATCTTCACCAATTACCGTAAGCGTTTATGTTACTGCTTCTGCTACTAACTACTACATTGTAAACGGCGCCACAGTGCCCGTTGGCGGTTCGCTTGCCCTGTTTGGTGGTGACGGTAAATTGGTTTTAAACACCGGCGATGCGTTTAACGTGATCTCTTCTGCTGCAACTTCAGCAGACGCTATTTTATCAGTACTCCAGATTAGCTAAGGTTAACTATGGCCTACATTGGTAATTCATCTACAACACAGACGTTTACGTCTAACATTGATTACTTCAATGGTAACGGGTCTACAACCACTTTCACACTATCACAAACACCAGCGTCAGTAAGCTCGCTATATGTGACAGTGGCCAACGTGGTACAAAACCCATCAAGCGCGTACACGCTATCTGGTAACGTAATTACGTTTACCTCCGCGCCTCCAAGCGGAACTAGCAACATCTATGTGCGCTACTTTGTGCCTGTGGTTCAGCTGTTCCAACCTACCACTGGCTCGGTTGGTTTAACTCAGTTAAGCGCAACTGGTACCCCGTCCTCATCTACCTATTTGCGTGGTGATAATACTTGGGCTGCCACTGGTGCATCTGGTGGTGGTACGGATCAGATTTTTTATACAAACGGACAAACAGTTACTACTAACTACACAATCCCCAGCGGTAAGAATGCGATGACAGCAGGTACCGTAACTATTAATACTGGCGTTGTGGTAACTATTTCTACTGGTTCAAGATGGGTGGTGGTTTAATATGGCTGGCACATTAGTAGCAAATACAATTAATACAGATACAGGCTTATTCAGCACTAATAATGCTTATAGCGGTATTGCTAAAGCATGGTGTAATTTTAACGGAACAAGCGGCGCTATTAATGGTTCATTTAATGTAAGTTCTGTAACTCGTAATGGAACTGGTGATTACACATTAAATTTTACAACAGCTATGGCTAATTCTACTTACGCAGTCAATGTTTCTGCTCCTGCATATTCAACAACAAATGGAACTGCTCTTGCTCAAATATATGGAAGTGGAACAGTAGGGTCTGCTGGAACGCAATCAACCACTCAAATTCGTGTTGCTTATATTGCAAATACCACTTATTTTGACCCTGCTATGTATTATGTTTCAATATTTAGCGCATAAAGGATAAATCATGGCAGGAACAATAGTCGCAGATACAATACAAGATGGTGCTGGTAATAGCACAGCAATGGATAATGCCATTTATGGTAGTGCAAAGGCATGGGTAAATTTTAATGGCAATAGCGGTGGCGGTATTCGTGCTTCTTATAATGTAAGCTCTATTTCTAGGACAGGTACTGGTGCTTATACAGTTAATTTTACAAACGCATTAATTGATGGCAATTATTCTGTTACTTGTGGAAGTTATGCTGGTAATCCTTGCAGTTTATATGGCACACCTTCTACAACTAGTTTTCAATTAATTTCATTTTATGCAGGTTCAAATTACGATGTTACCTATGTAACTGTTGCAGTATTTAGATAAGGAAAAACAAATGTCACAAGTAATTATTCACACAAACGAAAACGGTAATGTTTCTGTAACCGTGCCAACTGGCGAAATTAGCGTTCAAGCGGTACTTGAAAAAGACTGCCCAGACCATGCAATCATCGTTGACGACTCTACCCTTCCACAAGGCGCAGATGCTCAGTTCTTTGATGCTTGGGAGCTAAACGGCACAACAGTCTCGGTAAACTTCACTAAGGCTCAGGCTATCAAGCTGGCACAGTTCAATGCTGCTGCGGTTCAAGTGGCTCAAAAGCGTCAGCTTAACACATTGGCTGCTATTGAGAACACACCAGACGATGCTGCTTTTGCTTCTGAGTTAAGCGCTGGTCGTGCCGCCATTGCCGCTGCTACAACAACTACCGAGTTAGTTGCTATCGCTAATCCTGCCTAAAAGGTAAATCATGAGCATAACCTTTAACGGTTCGGGTCAGAGTGTATTGCAGGTAGCTAGTATGTCTATGACTACTACTACTTCTTTAGCGGTCAATACTTTAACTGACACTGGTGTTTCTGTAACAATTACACCTCAAAGCAGTTCTAGTAAGTTTTTACTTATTTTTAATACCGCGGTGGGTTCAGGAACAGCTAGTACATCCGCTGGTTTTAATTTTGTAAGAAACGGAACTGCCGTTGGTATCGGTACAGCATCTTCTACAGTAAACTTTTCGGGTATGTGCGGTGTATTTAACACAAGTCATGATACTCCAATGGCTATGCAGTATTTAGATTCTCCTGCAACCGCAAGTGCAATTACTTATAAAGTTCAATGGTCAGCTCAAAACGCTATTACTATGTATTTAAACAGAAGTGCAGCTTCGTTTAGCGTAGACACAAACCCATACTCAGGCGGTTATGTAACAACATTGACAGTTTTAGAAATCTCAGGAAGCTAATCATGGCAATATCAACTATTGACAACACAGGGATTTCTGCAAGCGCAGCCATTGCGACAAGCAAGCTGGGTACTGGCTCAATTTTGCAAGCACAATCAGCTTCTATAGCAGGGGCATATTCTGTTTCAGCAACATATCCAACTTGGTATGACATCACTGGATATTCTGTAGATATTACCCCTAAGTTTGCAACTAGTAAAATTTTAGTGATTGCAGACATGAATTGTTTTTGCAAAGATGTTTATACATCAACTCAAATTGTAAGAAATGGTACTCCAATCTATCAAGGTTCTGGTGGAACTTACAGTAACGGATTGATGGAAGTTTATCCAATTTATGCTTATGGTCCTTGGGGTTTTAGAACGGCTGTATTTTTAGACTCGCCTGCTTCCACAGCAACGCAAACTTATAAAGTTCAAGTTGCAAATATAAGCTCAGGAACTTATGTGGTTTATGTAGGTAATAGAGGTGATGGTATTTTCGCGGTACCTTCTTCAATAACAGTTATGGAGATTGCAGCATGAGTTATATTGGCAACCCTCCTCTTAACACAGCGTTCCTAACCGATACATTTACGGGTAATGGTTCTACGACTGCATTCACCATGTCAGTCGCCCCAGCGAATACTGCCTCTGTATTGGTAAGCGTTTCTGGTGTATTGCAAACCCCTTCTACCTACTCTGTAAACGGCACAACGCTGACATTCTCCTCCGCTCCTCCTAGCGGTACTGGTAATATTTCTGTTCGCTACCTTGGCATCCCTGCATCTGGCGTAACAACCACAGCATATCGTACACAGACTGAGTTCACAGCAACTGCTGGTCAAACAACCTTTACACCACCAAGCTATACCGTTGGCTTTATTGATGTGTATCGTAATGGCGTTAAGCTAGGCACTGCAGACTTTACTGCTTCAAACGGCACCACTGTAGTGTTGGCAACAGGCGCAACCGCAGGCGATCTAGTAACCACAGTGAGCTTCTTGGTAAGTTCAGTATTAAACGCTATTCCAAATACAGCAGGTGCTATCGGCATTGCTAACTTGTCCGCAACAGGAACAGCATCGTCATCAAATTTTCTTCGTGGCGATAATACTTGGGCAACGCCAATCGCTGGTGTTATACAAGTTAAACAAGGACAAACAAGTACTCAACAATCTTTTGGAAATAATACTTGGACAGATTTAACGGGGTTAACAGTTGGCATCACCCCAACCTCTTCTAGTAACAAAATTTTAGTATTAGCAACTGTTTGGATTAATAGTGATACACCAACTGCTAACCTATACGGCAGATTAAACCGCAACGGAACTATTGTTGGAACTGCTTCAAATGATACCGCTGGGTATGCTGGTAACGGTGGTTGGAGAGTATTAAGCGATGCTCAAGATGCAAATTACAACATCCATAATATTGGTTTTACATGGCTTGATTCCCCAGCAAGTACATCAGCATTGACTTATAAAATACAAGGTTTGACTAACGCTGGAAATTTTTATTTTAATAAATCTGGTAGCGGTTCTTATTTTTATATGTATTCTACTATTACTGTTATGGAAGTATTGCCATGATTAACCATAAAGCTCTTCGTGCATTATATCCTACAACTTTTAATATTCTAGAGCATCAAAATGGAACTGTTGAAGTTTATGATGCTGCGGGAAATCAAATACAAATTAATTTAGATACAGTACAAAATTGGGTTGATCCTGAAGCATACAAAACAAAACGACAGGCTGAATACCCATCTTTTGCAGACCAATTAGATACCATTTTTCATGATGGGTTGGATGCTTGGAAATCACAAATTCAAGCCGTTAAAGACAAGTATCCTAAAGGAAATGCGTAATGACACAATCAGCAATATTATCCGCATCAAGCTCCCCCGGAGTAAGTCAAGCATTAAAGAACCGCATCATTAACGGTGCGATGGTTATTGACCAAAGAAATGCTGGTGCTAGTGTTAGTTTTGGAACTGGCTATGTTTATTATGTAGATAGATGGGAAGGTCGCTTGGCTTCAGGTTCAGGTTCACCTACGATTGGTCAATCTACTACTGCACCTGCTGGTTTTGTAAATTCATTGTTAATGACAAATGGAACTGGGGCAAGCCCAGCTTCAGGTGCAACAAACACTTTAATTCAGGGTATTGAAGGCTACAATCTTGCAGACCTTAATTGGGGTTCGGCTAATGCAAAAACAGTAACCTTGTCATTTTGGGTTCGTTCAAGCCTTACAGGAACTTTTAGCGGTTCGATGCAAAATTCCGCTGGCAATCGTTCATACCCATTTACTTATACTATTTCTTCAGCAAATACTTGGACACAAGCAGTTGTAACCGTTGCTGGTGATACAACAGGCACTTGGCTTACAAATAACGGTGCTGGAATGTATCTGTATTTTGATTTAGGCACAGGCTCAACATATCAAGGAACTGCTAATACTTGGGGTGCAGCTGATTATCGTGCCGCCACAGGAAGCACACAATTTGTAGCTACTACTGGTGCAACCTTCTACATTACTGGCGTCCAGCTCGAAGTTGGCACCACAGCAACAAACTTTGAGTATCGTCAGTACACTACTGAATTACAGTTATGC